CTACAAACAAAGGGTAAAGGGGGGGGGTAGTATATTCGAGGCGAAAGTTTTGGAAGGTACTCCCAGGCCCAGGTGGGAACGATCCAGACTTGGGAATCCTGGTCCGCGCCCGCATACAATATAAAAAAAAACGACATTAACACACGCTTAAGGCCTGCTATAAACTTGGTCTGGTATATACGTATACTGTAATTTGGTACTGATTGTTTGAATATTGTTGGTGTTATATGGAGTATATGGGAATTTGGCTTAGCGGCAAAATTTTTTCCCAAATTTTTTGGGGGGTATATTTTTCCAAAAGTTATCCACAGACTTATCCACAGGTTATTAACAGGTAAATTAGCCTGTAAATATAGGATTTTTATAGGAAATTTAAAAGTTATCCACAGAAAGTAGGGTCCCTTATAATAATAATATATATAATATATAATATATATAGTAGAAATTACCTATACCTATACCATTACCTAATCTATACCTGTACCTATTCCTTTCCTACCCTATACCTAGTTGTGTAATTACTACATCTACCTCTAATTCTATTCCTCTTCTTTATCAATATCTATATCTTTATCTGTTTCTGTATCTGTTTCTTCCTCTACTTCCTCTCCAGTTGCAGTTTCTGTTAAGGATTTTTTCTCTAAAATGCAATAAATTTTTGCTAACAGATTGATTTTTAAAAAAAGTGGGACACTCAGACCCCCCAATATGGTATAATGGTAGTAAAGATTAGGGGCTTTGCCGGCCATCTCTCCCCTCGTTAGAGGGTCCCTTCTCCCTTCTTGCTGGCAAGGCCCCACCTTAAACCTAAATTAGGAGATTATAATGGCATACGGAAATGTAGGTGGATCAGCAGGTGGCGGCAGAGAGCGAAGCAAAGGAACTAGTAAAGGAGGTATGAGGAGCGGCCCTCCGGGCGGTATGCGTTCAAAAGGACGCTCTAAGGCTGACATACAAAGCGGAGGAAAGTCCTCTGGGCTAGCGGGCGGTGATAGACGCGGCCCTTCAGGCACTGTTATCAGTTTTACTCGTTGGAACAAAATGTCTGACTACGCCAAGCGTAATGAGTTCGGCACTACTTCCTATGCCAAGTACAAGGAAAACGCAATGGGTAAAACTGGTCGTCGCAAAGGAATGAAAGACAAATAATGGCTGTTAAACGTAGAGATGGTCAAGTAGTCCACTCCAGTGTATGGACTACAGCCAATAAAAAGAAAGTAATCGACATGTTTGCTGCAGGCGCAACAGTCGTTGAGGTATGTCGATTTCTTGGCATCCACAAATCTACGTTTTACCGTTGGCTCAAGGATGAGCGAAAAGGAGATTTTCAGCGCACCATTGAGCTTGGCATTCAGGCATCAGAAGCTTATTGGATTCAGGTTGGAAGAGATAACCTAGAGAATAAGTCATTTAACACATCGTTATATGCCTTTATGATGGTTAATAAATTTAACTATCGTTCTACTTACTCTAAACAAGAAGTGGAAAAAACAGAGAATAAAACTACAACTGTTGAAGTTAAAAAAGCGGTTGATGTTGACTCAATCATTGAAAAATTAACAGCTAGCACGGAGGAGAAGCCTGAGCTTCTAAACTAATATGCCCGGATACGGAATGAAAAAAATGCCCGCTAAAATTAAACCAAAGAAGGCTAAGCCGTATGCTAGCAAACCTATGAAGAAAACGCAGAAGAAGGCTGCGAAGGGGTACTAATATGGCGAAAGCTGGAGGCACTGCAGGCGGGGGAATGGGTGGCGGACCAGATTCCGCTCCCGGAGGATCTTCGGCGTCAGGGCCGGGAACGGATGGCCCCGGTAACGCTCCCGGTGAGGGAATGGGCGCTGGAGCTTTTGGAGGTGGGGGAGGGGCTCAATCGTCACGAGAGATGTCCGCACAGGCTTTTAGAGAAGCTATTGCTAGGGCAATGGGAGTAACAGCCGCTACTCCTTCGCCTATGTCTTCAGAAAAATCTGCCGCTCAAGCGGCTCAAGAATCTAGAGATCCAGCTTACAGAGACGCAGCGGTTGAAGCACAAGTTATGGGGTCTTCAACTGATGACGCTGATGCAATTGGAAAAGCAATGCAGGAAAATGGAGCTTTTATTGATGACCGTGAAGCAATGATTGGTGCTGCTTCTCCTAGCGCTGTCGGAGTAAGTTTAGATGATCCTCAAGGAACTGAAGAAGGATTAAATCAGGCACAAGTAGCAGCTGATACTTTAGGTGCTAGAAGCTCTCGACCTAGCGCTCACCCATCAAGAGATACTAGAATAGGTATGACATTTGGAGTTGGAAGACCTGCTCTTACAGATCAAAAACAAAATGTAGAACCAGTAGATCAGTACGGAAGAGTTACAGCAATAGAAAACAAATTTAAAACTAATCCAGTAGGTAAAAAGGCTGCTTACGATAGCCTAAGAGAATATGCCAAAGCAAATATTGAAAGAGGAACTGCTCTTGGGAAAGCTATAGAAGCAGTTATGGGTTTGCTTGGTCCTATGTCAATGACGAATAATATTGGCAAACTTATGGACCTTGCAATGACAAAAGCTGGCTTTACTACTGATTCTCAGTTAAATATTATTGGCCTTGCAATTAGAGACGCTGAAGAAGTTTCTACTCAAGGACCTAAAGGAGCTGGCGGAACTCCCGTTGGATCAATAAACGATGGTTTTTACATGTCACAGCATGAAAGCGGGCGATTGCCTAACGTAGAACCTTGGATGAAAGGACTTACTGATCAGCAACAACAGTACTATTTTGATAGGCCAAGCGAGCTTGAATGGGTAAGAACCACTTGGTCTAAAGCATTTGGAGTTCCTTCAAAATATAATAATTAAAAAGCGGTCTGGTTACAGGCCATAACATAGGTGTAAAATAGGTGTATAACATGGAGAAAAAAATGGTAGCAAATCAGTTTAGAGCAATGGATCGTATGTTTGAGCGTATGATGGGTTTTACTGGACATCGTACTCCTCTTGCAATGGTAGAATCAGCAATGGACAGGATGGAGTCGATGCTTAGCTCGATTCCAACTAATAGTGAAGAGTTCACGGTATGGAAACTTGTCCCTACAACTTATAGGACTGAAGTTCAAAAGGATGGTTCCATCCTGTTCAAAATTGTTGAAAAGAAAGAAGACCAGAAAAGCGAGTTTTCTGAACACTTGAGGGGTCCTGACGTAGATGCCGATAAAAAGGTGTAGTCTAAAAAACGGGAAGAAAGGGTACAAGTGGGGTGACAGCGGCAAGTGTTACCCCACTCGTGCTCAAGCCGAAAAGCAAGCGGCAGCTGCCTATGCTTCAGGCTATAAGAAAAAGTGACATTACCAGAGATTTCAAAAGACGTATATGCAAACACTAAAAATGCTGAAGCTGCGGTTGCCTTCGCAAAGTGGGCGCAAAATGCTGAGTATGATCAAGTGGTTAATGCATATGCTAAGTGTCATAATGATCCTAACCTTGATGATTCCTTTGTTCGTACTCTTGGGCAGCTTGACAGGTATTATCTTGGCGTGTTTTTATGCAACCGCCACGACATGTTACATCCGTGGATATATGAGAGATGCCGTGAAGTCGAAAGTGACAAAGATAGAAGACTCGATCTTTGGGCCAGATTTCACTATAAAAGTACTATAATAACTTTTCTTGGTTGTGTTCAAGAAATACTTTGCAATCCTGACATAACCATAGGCATACTGTCTTATTCATCTAAGCAGGCTAAACCTTTTCTTCGTCAGGTAATGCAAGAGCTTGAATCAAATGAAAAGTTGCAGGCTTTATTTCCAGATATTCTTTATGAGAAACCTAGGCAGCAAGCCTCTAAGTGGGCAGAAAACGAAGGCATTTGTGTAAAGAGAAAGTCAAACCCTAAAGAGCAGACTGTAGAAGCTCACGGTTTGGTAGACGGACAGCCTACTGGTCGCCACTTTCAGTTGATTATTTACGATGACGTTGTTGTTCAGGAAAGCGTTTCTACTCCAGAACAAATAGCAAAGACGACCACCCAGTGGGAGTTATCCCTTAACTTGGGGTCTACTCATAATCCTAGATATCAGTATGCTGGAACTAGGTATTCATACGGTGATACGTATGGTACGATTTTGCAGAGAGCTGCAGTTAAACCTAGAATACACACTGCTACCCATAATGGGCAAATGGATGGTATACCAATCTTCCTCACTCCAGATAGATGGGAAGAGATTAAGAAAACAACATCTACTTATACAGTAGCTTGCCAACAACTTCTTAATCCAATTGCTGGTAGCGATGTTGCGTTTAAGTCAGAATGGTGGAGAGAGTGGGAAGTAAGGCCGTACACTATGAATGTGTATATACTTGTTGACCCAGCTAGCTCAAAAAAGAAAGAGTCAAACAGAACAGCAATGTGCGTAGTTGGTGTTGATGCTAACTACAACAAATATCTTTTAGATGGCGCTTGTCATAGAATGAGCCTGTCTGAAAGATGGGATAATTTAAAGAAGTTAAGAGCCAAGTGGAAAAGAGCTCCGGGAGTTAGAGAAGTAAAAGTAGGCTATGAGCGTTACGGTGCTCAAAGCGACATTGAGCATTTTAAAGAGATGATGCGTATAGAAGGAAGTAACTTTCCAATATACGAGTTAAACTGGGTTGGTGGTGGAGGGTCACAATCCAAAAAGGATAGGATACAAAGATTAGAGCCAGATCTAAAAGATGGTTCTTTCTTTTGGCCTTACCCAACAGATAAAAATATGTTAACATCTTTGCAAGAAGATTTAAAGGAAAGGAAACAAGAGTTTCTTTTATCTAAAAAAATTCTTTGTAAAGATGAAAATGACAAAGTATACGATCTTGTTAAGTGGGTAAGAGACAATGAATATAATCTTTTTCCTACTATTCACCCAGACTTTTTGGACGCATTATCCAGAATATACGATATAGATCCTACACCTCCTGTAGTTAGAAGTTACAGGAATTTGGAACCGGAAGCAGAGGCAGCTTACTAATGGCAAGAAAAGCTAGAATAGGACGAAAGACATACCAGCCTAGGCGAGTAGCCTACCGCATGTCAAACGGAAAAGCTTTTTACGAAAAACAGCCACGCAAGTTTCCTTATGGAGTTTTACCATACGTGCAACCGACATATTGGGTATCGGGGTATTGTGTGGATGACTAATGAAAAAATTACTCCTTTGTTTTCTTTTAATATCAAATAGTTCTTTAGCTCAACAAGAACCGCCAGAGGACATGTATCATTTTGATGCACCGTTTACTTTGGCATGCACGCCAAGCTTCATGAGTATGGTGGACCATCTGGCAAATGACTATGGTGAAATACCTATGGTAATGAGCCACATGAGCCTTGACACAACCATTGTGTTATTCGTAAACAAAGAGCAAACAACGTCTACCCTTGTGGTTACACGGATATCAAAAGATAGGGAAGAGGCTTGTATTCTTTGGGGCGGTCAGTCAAATGGTACGTCACTTAGCATCAACCCTAATCCAGTTTACCCCGAGGAAAGAACATGACAATACCTACCTATCTACTAGGCGCAATTATATTTGTTATTGGTCAGACTGCTACCGCTATCTGGTGGGCATCTGGTATATCTAATGACGTTGAGTTGTTAAAGCGTGACAGAGATGATATTAGAATGATGGTGGATCATCTGGACGTATTGACTTACAGGATTGAAAGTCTTGAAGCGACAATCGACAGGGCGTTTGGAAAGGAGATGCGTTAATGGCCGTTAAAAAAGATTCTCGTTTAGAAAAGGCGGGAGTGTCTGGATATAACAAGCCAAAGCGCTTGAAAGACGGAAGTGGAAAGTCGCACATTGTTGTAGCTAAAGAAGGAGACAAGATTAAAACAATTCGTTTTGGTCAGTCAGGAGTTAAGACAAATCAAACGGCTGGACAGCGTGAGGCATTTAAATCTCGCCACGCAAAGAACATTGCAAAAGGAAAAATGTCTGCTGCTTACTGGGCTGATAAAGTTAAGTGGTCGCCAAGCAAAACTAAATCGCCATCTAAGAAATGGGTTAAAGGATCATGAAGGGCGTTCCTCACTACTTTAAAGACGGTACTCTGCATAAAGGTGGAACACACAAAGACGCTAAGGGTAGGCTGATGTCTGGTGCTAGGCATAATGCTAACAGCAAATTCTTGTTCCATAAGAACGAACTGTCGGCAACGGCTAAGAAAAAAGTAAATGCAAAAAAAGCCTAAGAGTAAAGTAAACGAGGCAGGTAACTACACTAAACCTGCTATGCGTAAAAGACTTTTTGAACAAATTAAAGCAGGGGGCAAAGGCGGAAAGCCCGGACAGTGGAGCGCACGTAAGGCCCAGATGCTTGCTCGTGAGTACAAGGCCGCAGGCGGCGGCTATAAGTAATGCCTCTTTCCAAGTCACAGAAAAGTCTAAAGAACTGGACTAAGCAGAAGTGGCGAACTAAAAGCGGCAAGCCATCTACACAAGGATCTAAAGCAACTGGCGAAAGATACTTGCCTGAGAAAGCCATCAAGTCGTTAAGCAGTTCTGAGTACGCGGCTACGACTAAGGCAAAAAGAGAAGGAACACGAAAAGGAAAGCAATTCGTTAAACAGCCCAAGACAATTGCAAATAAAACCAAGAAATACCGGAGATGATTATGATTGATAAATTGGTGAAGACATGGAATGGTTTAAACAACAAGCAAAGGTGGGTAGTAATCGTTGGGTGCGTTGTGGTGTTGTTAGTTGTTGTCTATGGATAGCAGGATGCCAGAGCCTCAAGGAGGCGGCAGTAGTCAGCACGGCGGCGGGAGTTGGTGCAGTTGCTGGGACTGCGATCTCTGGGGGTGTGATTGCTCCAATAGCGGGAGCCATGACGGGTGCCTTTGTGGCCGATGCAACGACGGAAGTCTTGTCGAGTCCCGCCCAGACGATAGTTGAAGCAGAAGCAAATTTTTTTACATTACTTGAGAAGATAATCGAGATAGGCGGTTGGGCGCTAGTATTAGTATTTATTGGCCCAATGATTATTGGTTGGATATTACCCGGCCCTCTCGAAAGGAAGAAAAAACAATGAGGGTTGCTTGGATAGTAGCAGTTGTTGCTTTACTGGCGGGTTCTGTCATTGCGGATTACCGCAGTACATTTCTGATTAACGGCGCTGAATACAGCACGTTGTCTTGGTTAGCGCCAGATACTGCTACAGAGAAGTGGACTCTACAAACTTTAAACAAAATTATTAACAACGGTGACACTCATGCCGACATCATGGCAAGAAGTACAGCCAAAGATTTCGGATACGTAAATGGGGTTGATAGGGATTATTGGCGCGGGCGCCTTAACAGGTTGCGTGATAGCGGTGTACAGCCCGTCATATGGATGGTTTCAGACGATTCTCCAGACGTTTATAAACTGGGCCTACAGAATCAAATTGATTACCAAAATCAAGTTGTTGATGCGGTTGACGATCTTGTTAGCCATTATGTGGTCTGTCTTGAGTGCGATGAATATTACTCTCCTGCTCAAGTTAGTACACTTGTAACCGAACTAAGAAAGAAAGGCGTAAATAAACCTATTGGTGTACACCTTACTCCGCATCTAGTTAAAGACAAGAACACTGCAAGGCTTAAAGAATACTATAAAGACGCTGACGTTATTTATTTACAGACTGGATGGGCAAATGAAATCGGGGAAGCAAGATTCAGAGAGCACATTGAATATGCGCTTACCTTCGGAAAGCCAGTCGTTGTGTCAGAGTATTCCCTTGAAGGGATTACAGAAGAAGCAAGGCATTGGGGAAACATCGCTTGCTCCTATAAAGGAGTTGTCGGAACCGGAAACGGAAGAGGTACTGCCGTCTGTGGGTCTTTGGTAACCGAAAGCCCTAAAAAGAAAACAGAGTGGGATCGCATTCAAGAGTTTGCAAAAAAGAACGATCTAGAACTTATGATGTTTGCCGTATTTTTGGTAGCCGCTTATGACCACTTTGGTTTCGATGAGCCGCTACCGTTCATGCTTAGATTTAATTATGCCAACGATAACGGGCATGAACTAATGCTGTTAAAGCCAATAACAGACAACGTCGATGTTGGCGCAACTTATCGCAACGATGACAGGTTTATGCTGTTTGGTCAGTGGAGATTTAAATAATGGCTACTATTACATTAAGACAAACGAAAGGTAGTCCGCTCACTTTTCAGGAGATGGACAACAACCTGACGAATCTTAATAACGACAAGTTAGAACAGATCAACAATCTTAACGTAGCCAGTACGCTTGACCTTAATACTGACTACATTGCCATCTATGATGCAAGTCAGGGAGACAGCAGAAAGATTCTTGCCAATGCAGTGCCGTTTCTTAACCGCACATTGGTAATTAAGGCTATTGCTGATGGTCTTCCAACTTACGTTGCTGATGGTGTTGCACGAATTGTTTTACCGTCTAACTTTGATCAATTGGTTTTAAAAAAGGTTGGGGCGCATGTTTACACACCTGCTACTGGATCTACCACTATCGTACAGATCCACAATGAAACCCGTGGTGTAGACATGTTGAGCACTCGTATCGAGATTGACGCAGGTGAAAATGATACGAACACATCTGCTACGCCCCCGGTTATTAACCCATCCAACTGGCGCGTGTATAACGGCGATGTTCTTAGATTCGACATTGACCAGATCGGATCATCGACTGCGGCTCTTGGATTAGAACTAAGGCTAGAGTTTGACGTTTGAGCGGATTTAAAGGGTATCCCCCATCTGTACAGGTTGGTGTTCCGTTTCCTGAAGATGTATGTGTCAGGGTTAATTCAGACCTAATTAGCGACAATATACGTCACAGTATATCGCTAGGGCTAAAGCAGGTAACTCCACATGAAACACAGTGGGGCAAACACATATGCTTAGTTACCGGAGGCCCATCTCTTAATGAGTCTTTTGACATTGTCAGAGAGCGTTATGAGGACGGAGTTCCAATTGTAACTGTAAACGGTACGTACAATTACTGCATGGACAGCGGAATAATTCCTTCCGCGTTTATCATGCTAGACAGCAGGGAGTTCAACAAGAGGTTTATTGAGCATCCAGTTGATACCTGCAAGTACCTGATTGCTTCGCAATGCCACCCAGAAGTGTTCAATAAACTTGAAGGACACAACGTGTGGCTGTGGCACTGCAACACTCAGGACGAGAACATAGAGATTCTTAAGGAGCACTACGGTGAGGAATACGTAGACTTCTTTCCTATCATAGGCGGTTCTACTGTAACCCTAAGATCGTTGCACCTATTAAGAATACTTGGCTTCCATAAGATCGAGATCTTCGGATTCGATAGTTGTATTATGGATGAACACCACGCTTATCCTCAGCCTGAAAATGATGACGAGCAAGAGGTGGAAATCATTGTAGGCGGTAGACAGTTTAGGTGTACTGTTGCCCACTACTTTCAGGCCAAGGAGTTTGTACAACTAATAGGTGCTACTGGCGCTAACTATGAACTGTCTGTTCATGGAGACGGACTTATTTCACACATTATTAAACATCCAGAATCATTGAAGGAGGCGGCTTAGATGGCGGCTACAGCATGGAGTTTTTACAACAGTTTCCGCGAGTATCTTGGAAACGGCAACTTTGATCTTGACGGTACTCTCGTCAACTTCAACATTGCATTACATACCAATTTGGCTAGTACCAATGTAAACAACGTAGCATTGTCAACGCAAGCATCTCTTCTTAACGAAGTGGCTAACGGCAACGGCTACGCTACTGGCGGTAAATCACTGGCTAACAAGACTTGGGCATCTGCGGCTACGAACAAGTTTCGATTTGATGCAGATGCTTTGATCTGGACGGCTACTGGCGGCGACATTGCCGATATTAAGTACGCTGTTATTTATCAGTCAGGCGGTAAGTTGGTTTGCTTTTCTAAGTTAACGACAAGCCAATTTACTCTAGCACAGAACAACACGCTTACCATTACGCCTAGCGCGACTGGTATCTTTGAACTTACGTAGGGGGCACTATGGCACTTGAATCAGCAAGTTGGGTTACCCAATTAAACTCAGCCAATCCTACAGCAACAGACCCTGTTGCAGAAGGCGACGATCATCTGCGAATGCTTAAAACAGTTTTGCAGAACAGTTTTCCTTCGTCTTCTACTGCGGCGATCATTCCTAATATGTCTGGTCAGTCTGGAAAATACTTAACAACCGATGGCACTGATGCTTCATGGGGAACCGTTACAGCGGCTAGTCCCGGCTTTGCAGTTGCTATGGCTATTGCTTTATAGGGGATACAAATGGCACAAGATTTTGAACGAGCGTATTCAGCGGCTGTAGGAACTGGTGAGGCAACCTTGCTAACCAGTAACTCAGATGATGCGTTAATTGGCATTCGCGTAACGAACATTCTCTCGTCTGCTGTTACTGCTGATTGCTACATTGATGCCGCAGGAGCGGGTACTGACTACCACATCTGCAAGGGGCTTACCGTTCCGCCTAACTCATCTGTTGAGTTAATTCAAGGCGGCGCAAAGATTGTTCTTCAAAGTGGGGATATTCTTCACGCTAAGTCGAACACAGGCTCCGCGCTAGATATCTGGGTTTCATACGTAGATAGCATTTCTACATAAGGGGGCGACATGGCTGAAGTAGTCAACGGAAATACTTACATTGGGCAAGAGCCTGCCAAAGATGGGTTTTATATTCATCAGGCTACTATTGATGGTGATTACACCATTGAATCAGCCGTACTTGCAGGGCCAGTTACTCTGACGGGAACTGTCAATGTGACTGGTACATTGGTGATCGTATGAGTACATTAAACGTAAACAACATTGCGCCAGAAAGCGGAAGCACCATTACTATCGGCGGCTCTGGTGATAAAGTCACTCTGGGCGGTGGAGGTCTTGGCATCGTCGGCGTATCTACGTTTACCTCATCTGGCACTTGGACAAAGGCTACTCGTGAAGCGGCGCTTGGCGTGACGATTAAGCGTGTGATTGTTGAAGTGCAAGGCGGTGGTGGAGGCGGGTGCGGTAATGATGGAACTGGATACGCAGGTACTGGAGGTGCAGGAGGAGGTTACGCAAGAAAATTGATCGACGTATCTTCAATTTCATCTTCGACTATTACCGTTGGATCAGGCGGTAACGGTGGCGCAAGCGGGGCAAATAATGGCGCTGCGGGTGGCACATCTTCATGGGCTGACGGTACGAATACGGTCACTGGGAATGGTGGTAGTGCGGGTACAGTGCAAGTAGGGGACAATAATGCCGGTGAAGCCGGAGGATCAGCGTCTGGCGGTGACATAAACATTCCAGGCGGTCGTTCTCAGTCAGGAAGGAGTGGTGTTGTCCTTCCTGTTGGTGGTCACTCATTCTTTGGGCATGCCGGAATTTCACAAAACGGTAATGGGATAGCGGCGGTAGGATACGGCGCAGGTGGAGGCGGTAGAGAAACAGGAAGCGGATCAGGCGGTGCGGGTTCAGGCGGCATCGTAATCGTAACGGAGATAGCAGGATGAGCCACAAATACGCAATCATAAAAGACGGCATCGTGCAGAACCTAGTCCAATGGGACGGCGATGAATACCAAGTAGACGGCGAACTAATCCAAGCCACTCACGACGCATGGATTGGCGGCGCGTACACCGACGGCGCATTTGTGCCTCGCCCACCGGAACCAGCACCAGAACCAACCGCAGAGCAACTGCAAGCGGAAGCGGACAAGGCATCGGCGCGATCCAAACTAGAGGCTTTGGGATTGACCGAAGCAGAGATTAACGC